GCAGCAGGAGATATCGTCACAATCCACAATCGCGGCGCAGGAGTCTGCACGATCACCGCAGGAACAGCGACAGTCAACACATCTGGATCGCTTATTCTTGCTCAATATCAAGGCGGAGTCCTTTATTTTACGAGCACCAGCGCAGCCATCTTCTTCCAATTCGCAACACCAGAGTCTGGCGACATAAGCGGAGTAACAGCAGGCACAGGATTATCAGGCGGCGGCACTTCCGGAACCGTCACAGTCTCGATCGACACAGGCGTCACAGCCGATCTGACCACAGCGCAGACTTTGACCAACAAGACGCTGACCACCCCAATCATCGCCACGATCAGCAACACCGGAACTTTGACCCTTCCGACTTCAACCGACACAATCGTAGGACGCGCAACGGACGATACGCTGAGCAAGAAAGTCCTTCTCAGCCCAGAAGAGCGCACCACAGTCACAGCAACGGCCGCAACTGGAACTATCAACTATGACGCCTCAACTCAGGGCGTTCTGTTTTACACCAGCAACGCCAGCGCAAACTGGACGCTGAACATTCGAGCCGCTTCTGGAATCACGCTTAGCTCAATATTGGCCGTAGGAGATGCGATCACAGTCACGCACCTTGTTACAAACGGAGCAACCGCCTACTATAACAATGTGCTACAAATAGACGGTGCAACAATAACGCCGAAGTACCAGGGTGGAACAGCATTCGCCGCCGGCAACGCCTCAAGCATTGACGCGTACGTTTACACAGTCGTCAAGACTGCGGCGACGCCGACATACACAGTATTCGCAAGCCAGACGAAATTCGCATAAGGGGAATTCATGTCACCGATACTAGGAGCAAGGGGCGGATTAGCGGCGAGCGCTTATGGTTTCACTTCAGCCGTTGCCGGCCCCGGCGATTATCAGTCTATTGCCACTGTTGTAGTCGGATCAGGCGGTCAGGCCACAATTACCTTCAGCTCAATTCCATCTACCTATAAGCATTTACAAATTAGAGCTATTGCAAAAGCAAGTGGTTCGAACTTTAATCCAAAAATGCAATTCAATAGCGATACAGGTTCTAATTATTCTTGGCATTATATTTATGGAGATGGAAGTACTACGGTAGCAGGAGCAGGTGCAACCCAAGCATTTATCTATAACAGCATTATTTCTACAAATTCAAGTATGTACAATGCATTTATTATTGATATTTTAGATTATACAAATATTAATAAATACAAAACTACTAGAGAATTTAGTGGACAAGATAGAAACGGTACTGGAGAAATTGCTTTGTGGTCTGGAAATTGGCGTTCAACATCAGCAATAACAAGCATTGCATTTTCTAATGGAACTTTTGATCAATACTCAGAGTTCGCACTATACGGGATTAAGGGGTAATTATGGCAGCCGGTTCAACTTACACGCCAATAGCGACTCAAACACTAAGTAGCGATGCGTCTACAGTTACATTTTCCAGCATCAGCGGCTCTTATACTGATTTAATTCTTGTGATAAATACTAGAAGTAGCAGCACCGCTGCAAGTGATACTAAGTTATATGTACAATTTAACGGAGATACTGCTACAAACTATTCTTATACTTTCTTGGTTGGTAATGGAACTTCGGCAAGTTCTTCTAGAGGCAGCAGTCAAAATCAGATTTACGCTGCTGACGTTTCTGCAACTGGCGGTAGTTCTTACGCAGGTCTATCTACTGTGACGCTGCAAATCCAAAATTATTCAAATACAACAACCTATAAAACTATGCTATCTAGAGTTGCATCTGCCAATGTTTTTGTAGAAGCGGTAGTTGGGTTATGGCGTTCTACGGCAGCGATTACTTCTATCGTCTTGGACTTGGAAAGCACTCCTCAATTCATTACCGGATCAACCTTCACCCTATACGGAATCGCGGCGGCATAATGGCTAATACATATATTCAAATTGGAAGCACCGTAACTGTTGGCTCAGGTGGGGCTGCATCTATTGATTTTACTTCAATCCCTGCAACCTTCACGGATTTGATGCTTGTATTTTCATTGCGCCAATCAGCCGCAAATAACAACATCAGATTATCAGTAAATGGCACTACATCTAATTACTCAGAAAGAGTGTTATATGGAACAGGTTCGGCAACTGCTTCAACAAGTGCTTCAACCACCTACTTCAATCTCATTTATTCAAACGGTTCAGGAGAAACCGCTAGCACTTTTGGAAATGGTCAGGTTTACATTCCAAATTACGCTGGTTCAAACAACAAAAGTATGAGCGCAGATGCAGTTTATGAAAACAATGCTACTGCTGCTATTGCTAGTCTTACTGCCCTATTATGGTCTAATGCGGCGGCAATTACTTCGCTATCACTTGTTCCAGTTTCAGGAACTTGGGTCGAATACTCAACCGCAACCCTTTACGGCATCAAGAACTCATAAGGAGAAACACTATGACAATACCAACAGCAATCGAAGTCAACTGCGCCACCGGCGAAGTCACTGAGCGCCCACTTACAGCAGAAGAGATCGCACAGCGCGAAGCAGACGCAAAAGCCGATGCAGCACGCAGGGCAACAGAAGAAGCCGAAGCACAGGCGAAGGCGGCAGCCAAAGCCTCAGCCCGGGCCAAACTTGCAGCTCTTGGCCTGACAGAAGACGAGATCGCCGCCCTTTAATGGGATACCAGGAAGGCGACTGCACCCGGGAACCAACCCGGACGATCGATGACGCAGTCGACGAAGTAGAAGCATCGGGGATCCAGAAGAAACCAGGAGAGATCAATGGGAATCAGCACCCGGCAAGTCACCGTAGGAACGACAGCAACGGCCCTCGTTGACGCAACGCAAGAAGCGGAGATGGTCTATTTACACAGCTCAAGCGGCACGTGCTACTTGGGCAACAGCGACGTAACTTCGAGCACCGGATACCAGATGGATAACGGCGACAAGATCGCACTCGAGAACAAGGCAAACGGAATCTGGGCAATTACCAGCTCGGGAACCGTCACGATGCAAGTAATGGCCATCGGAAAATGACCGCGCAGGATTACGCAGCTCTGGCCGTTTCACTTCTTACGATCGGCGGAGCCTTTATCGCGATGACCAGGTGGCTCGTCAAGCATTACCTGGCCGAATTAAAGCCCAATGGCGGCAGCTCAGTCAGCGATCGAATTTCCAGAGTGGAAACCAGAGTAGATGAAATTTATAGCCTGCTTCTTAACGACAGCGCTCGTCGCAAGCCTTAGCGGATGCGGATACCAGGGATGGGTTCGATACCCTTGCCAGGAATATGAGAACTGGCAGAAACCAGAGTGCCAGCCACCGCAATGCGAAGCGATTGGCCAATGCACGAAAGACCTTCTCCCAGAAGTGGATACCCAGAATGGCTAGGAAGCGCTTCACGCCAGAAGAACTACACGCACGCCTGATAGTAACAATCGGCATCATTCTGGCAACCGTTTTCGCCGGATCCGTTTTCAGCCTTCTCTACGCGCTCGTATTCGTAACGCAACCAATGACGCAGGCCCCAAATGATGCAGCATTCATCGATCTAGTTTCCACGCTCTGCGTCTTTCTTACCGGTACGCTTGCAGGAATACTCAGCGCCAATGGGCTAAAATCTAAACCGAAGCAGCAAGAAGGGGAAGAAAGTGAATCAACTCGATAAATTTCTAAATGTAGCACAATCCGAAATCGGCTACATCGAAGGGCCAGCAGATAACCAAACGAAATACCAGAAGGCAAACCAGGCCTGGTGCGGAGCATTCGTCAACTGGTGCGCAAAGCAGGCAGGAATCAAGATCCCAAACTGCACATACACGCCAGCAGGAGCGACAGGCTTCATGGACAAGAACGCCTGGGAACTTGCGCAAGAAGCAGATCCACAGCCCGGCGATATCGTCTTCTTTGACTTCCCAGGAGACGCGCTCGATCGCATCTCACATGTTGGAATCGTGATCAGCAATAACGGCAACGGAACTGTGACCACAATTGAAGGCAACACCAGCCCGGACAAGAAGGGCGACCAGCGCAACGGCGGCGAAGTTTGCCAGAAGGTGCGAGCATTCAAGAAGAAGAATCGCGGCAAGGTTCAACCATCGCTGCCAGTATTTATCGTAGGATTTGGCCGCCCTAAATTTAAGGAGATCACAAATGGATAAGAAGAAACTCGAAGCAATCGCAATGACATATCTGCGAGCAGGAGCAGCAGCAGTCGCAGCTCTTTATCTTGCAGATCCGAACCGCCCACTCAAGGAATATCTTGCAGCAGGAATCGCAGCAATCGCCGGCCCAATCTTGAAGGCGATCGATCCTAAAGCAACCGAATTCGGACGCGGAGCAAAGTAGTCGATGAATCGGGGGGATATTCTTCAAGAAGCAGCTCGACTCACAGCCAAAGACCGCCAGCAAACATACGGCGATCCAAGAACCAACCATTGCCGCATTGCAGATTTATGGACGACATATCTCGAGCACCAGATAACCCCACAGCAAGTGGCGATATGCATGGCGCTAGTTAAAATCGCACGATTGATGGAAACAGAAACAGAAGACTCCTTCGTAGATTTAGCGGCATACGCAGCGATCGCCGGCGAGATTGCGACAGGAAAATGAACGAAATGATTATCCTCGTACCAACTAGAGGACGCCCACGCAACGCCGTCGAATTATTGGCGGAGCACGATAGCCTTTCCACACATTCAGACATCCTCTTCGTTATTGACGCAAACGATCCAGAGCATGATGCCTACGAATACGAAGTAGGCGCTCACAAGTGCATGACAATTCAGAACGAAACCCGGGGCATGGCTTACCCAATAAACAAAGCAGCCAGTGCAATCGCAAAGAAGGACGAATATAAATACTTCGCCTTCCTCGGCGACGACCACCGCCCACGCACAGCCGGGTGGGATGGCATTCTCATACAGGCCATGCAAAGGCGACCGTCGATGGCCTACGGCAACGACTTATTACAAGGCGAGCGACTTCCAACCATGATCGCGATGACAAGCGACATCGTAAAGGCGCTCGATGGAATGGTTCCGCCAAAGATGAAGCATTTATACCTTGATAACTTCTGGAAAAAACTAGGCCAAGATTTAGGGGCGCTGACTTATCTCGATCACGTTATCGTTGAACACATGCACCCAATCGCAGGCAAAGCCGAATGGGATGAGGGATACAAGGAAGTCAACGCGACCGAAATATATTCATTCGACGCGCTCGCTTACCAGAACTACATCCAGAGCGAAGCCTACGAATTGCTCAGGCGCAAACTGACGCCATGAAGCAGCTCATCACATATTCTTTATACGGCAGCGAAGAGCGATACACAATCGGCGCAATCAAGAACGCCATTCTAGCCACGCGCCACTTCAAAGGATTCACCCTGCGCTTCTACACCGGAGACAGCGTTCCAGAATCCATCAAGCAGACCCTGCGCCTCTTTCCCCACGTGCAGATTGAAGAGCAGTGGGATCAGCCAGAAGACCACCGGGCCAAACTCTGGAGATTTCAGGCTTTAGCAGATCAGCAATTCGACGTTGTTCTCAGCCGCGATGCAGACGCCAGGCTGACGCATCGAGAACGGATTGCACACGAAGAGTTTCTGGCAAGCGGCCTCGATTTCCACATTATGAAAGACCACCCCACAGGCCACAATTACCAGATCAGCGCCGGCATGTTTGCAGCTCGAACAAAGGCGATCCCGGCGAATTTGCATGAAACAGAAGAAGCCGGGAATTATTACACCGCCGATCAGGACTGGCTCGCGGCCTACATTTGGCCATTGATCAAGGACAGCGCCCTGATTCACGATGAGCACTACGAAACCCCCACAGAAGGCCAGAGCAAGCGCCGCCCATTTCCCATCGGCAAGAAGGCCACGCTCCACCACATCGGGGCCGCTTTGGAAGCAGACGATCGCTTCATCTTCAGCAGCGACCAGGCGATCGCAAAGGGCGAATCAGGAAGCGACAAATACCTGGCAGAATGGCTGCTATGAAAATTCTTATCACAGGAGATGCCGGCTTCGTTGGCCGCGCCTTTCACAGAGCACTCGATGGCAAAGGCCATCAAATCACCGGCATCGACATCGCAAACGGCATCGATTGCAGGGATTTCTTCAAGAAGGACGACACCAGATACGACGTCGTTATTCACCTCGCCGCGATCGTCGGGGGCAGGGCCACGATCGAAGGGAACCCTTTGGCCGTCGCCAGCGACCTCGCGATCGACAGCGACATGTTCCAGTGGGCCGTAAGAACCAAACCGAAACACCTCGTTTATTACAGCAGCTCGGCGGCTTACCCGATCTACCTACAAAGAGCCGCCTACCAGCAACGCCTTCGAGAAGGCGACATCAATCTCGACCACATTCGAACCCCGGACTTCAGCTACGGATGGGCCAAATTGACCGGCGAAACCCTGGCCCGATACGCCAGAGCAGAAGGCATCAAAGTCCACATCTTGCGACCATTTAGCGGATACGGCAGCGACCAGGCGATGGATTACCCATTCCCATCGCTGATAGCACGCGGCAAGGCCAAACAGGATCCGTTCGAAGTATGGGGAACCGGCGAGCAAGTGCGCGACTTTATCCACATCGACGACGTCGTCGCAGCTACCTTCGAAGCGATCACAAACGACATCCAAACCTTGAACCTTTGCACCGGGCGACCGACTTCATTTATCCAGCTCGCAGAGATGATCATGCTGGCGCAGGGATACCTCGCCCCCATTAAGAAGCACCCAGGCAAGCCAAGCGGAGTCGAATACAGAGTAGGCGACCCCACGAAGATGTTGCAGATTTACGAGCCAAAGATCAGCCTAGAAGAAGGAATCGCTAGGGCGCTCAAGGCATGAAAATACCCCCCACAGCCAGGAAACAGGCGGTGGGGGGTATTTCTCGCTAAAGGAGATCGGATGGATCCCGGATAGATCGCATCTCCTTCGCAATAATCCGATTGCCCCAGAAGACAAGGAACCGATCGGGAAGAACAGGAACGCGCAGCTCTTTCTTTGGCAGCAGCACGATCAGGAAAGACCACAGGCCAAAGAACAGGCCACAGGAGAACCAGAACCAGATCCGGCGGCCGTAGGCCAGGGCCAGAAGGCCGGCAACAGGGGCGATGAGCAGATTCCACCAGCTCATCGGACGTAGGCCTTCAGAGCATCCACGATGACTTCGCTAACCGACTTCGAATCGGCGGCAGCTTTGGCCTTTACAGCAGCCCACAGGGAATCAGACACCCGGACAGAACGCGCCTTCTTAACGGCCACTGGAGATCACCTCGTCGATCATGGCAGAGCAGGAACCATAACCAGCCCCAGTCCAGCAGACATCGCGAGTGGCATACGTGAACAGGCTCAGCAGGAGCAAGCCGATCACGATCGCCATAGCGCGGCGTCGGCGCACAAACTTCGGATCCATTTTCACTTCGTGCTCCTTAGCGCCTCGAGATAGGAAGGCAGCGAAGCCAGGGTATTCACCAGCACCGCCTCCATGAGATCGGCATCGCCAGACTCGACGGCTTCCAGGAGATTATGCGACGCCGTATACATGGCATCGCAGACATCCGTATAAATTGCTTTCATTGCACCCATTTATTTCACCTCAAATTCGGAATGTTTAGGAGAACAGAACACGCAGATATTCATCCAGTAGCGCTCGCCATTTGGATGTTCATATTGGCGCTTGTAGATCGCCTGCCAGCGACCATCGCAGGCATCGCAATCAGGCAAACCGGCAACCTTTGTGTTGGAGATTTTCATGATCAGCGACCTTCCCATGCAGCTCGTGGAGCATAAGGAGAAACAGAAGAAGAAGAACCAACTTCAGAAGTAGCGATCCAAACAGTAGGCAAACCGCCAGAGATACCGTCGTCGTCATCTTCATCGGAATCACCATCGACCAGGGAGATGCAATCGATGACGGCAGACAAAGGATAAGAAGGCTGCTGCGCAACCATGACATCGGCCTCGGCCAATTCAGGAAAATCTTCCAGGAGATCCTGGAGCTGCTCGATGAGATCAGAGAGAGTCATTAGGCAACCGCCTTCTCAAGATTAGTTGAAAAGTCCCATTCAAGTTTTCTTTCATGTTCCTGAATATGTCTATCGGACGCTTTGCAAGCCTTACCGAATACTAAGAAATTGCCGCGCTTGCCACAATCGCAAATCCAACGAAAATATTCAATTTCAAATATGAGAGCCATTATAACCACTCCTTCGCAATCGCAACGAGAACAGAAGACGAAACCTTGCCCTTGAAAGAAACAGATGCAGCAATCGCATACTTTTCAGCTTTGTAAATATGAATCACATTATCTTCAATCGCAAAGCGAACACCAGTGTGAAAAGTACCCTTCAAGAAACCATCATTAGAACCAGCTGGATACAAATCGCAACCGCCGAAAATATTATCGACAGGAACATCGCAAAGACCAGAGATCGCAAGCTCGACAGCAGCTTCGACGATTACATCTTCCAAAGTTATAACTGACATTTTATTACCCCCCACCGGCTGAGACATTCGCTCTTTGCCGATATGAGAATCTTGGCATACGTCAGGACAAATGACCACACAAAGACGCGCCAAGATTC